TATTTATTGCATTATATTTTTAAACTAATACGTCAGACCGACCAACTTCATCATTGTGCGACCTAGTAAGTTAGAGCCACTTATTGTTCCGTCTGCGGCAATAGTACCAGTCATTTCATTGTCTGCCGCTTGCGTATATGCAACAAGTCGTACTTTCTGCATCTTGACGGCATCCAGAATCTTACGAAACACGGCGTCCTCATCATAGCGTTGCTTGAGATACGCACTTAGAGGAGCTTCAACCGCTGCAATATACGTTTCAGGTGTAAAGATCGCACCGGTTTTCTTGATAGTTGCCGGTTTCTGCGCATCGCGCATCCGCACACCAAGTTCATCACTGAGAACCGCTAGGGCTTCAGCACTAGGACTGGCACCGAGCGCCCGCTTTTCTTCCAGATACTTTTGGTACATATTGCCGGTAATGCTAAACAGCTGCGCACCGAGCTCAGGCTTATTGGTGCCGAGCTCGTATTTGAGCGCGCCAATCACCGCCTCGAGATTGGGATATACAATCGAAGAATTCTTAGGATCTTTGAACATAAAGGGTGCAAAGGTGCTAACTGCACGACGCCAGCCCTTTTCTTTTATCTTGAGGTCATCCTTCGCCGCGGATTTGTAGTAGAAGGGATAGGCAGGACCGGTAGCAAGTGTAAGTTCAGGCTCTTCTGTCTCTTCTTCGATGTCCGTCTCCGCTTTATTCTCCGCCTCACGTTCAGCGTCTTCGTTGACCAGTTCTTCAGCATTTGCAACCATCTCTGCTTCTTCCTCCTCTACGTTGGGCTGAACTTCAGCAGGCGCTGAAATGCGCGGTTGCGCAGCTAACCGTTGTTCAAACGCCGCAATAACATCCGGTGAAACATAGGGCTCGGTGGGACCGACGGTCTCTGGCGCATCAGGGGCAACAGCCACAGGCGCAGTGGTCGCCGCGCCAATTACGGGCGTAGGTGGCAATGAGAGTGTTGATGCAGTAGAGCGGCGGCGGAAGATAAACCAGCGATTGAGGAAACTGAACGTGCGAATCACCGAGCTCATTGCGTAATTGCGACCGGACGCCGCTGCCATTTCGTGTGAGGTAGAGAAGAGATTTGTGGATGCAACCATATTCATTGCTGCCAACTCTGCCGAATTGAGCAGTTCCATTCCAATTTCCGCCATACGCTTGACAAAGTACTGGAATGATACAAGATATTCACGGTACGTCTCGCCGATACTAATGAAGCTTACATCAATGGACTTGCCAAGGGATTCGTCGGTTGCCGGAAGTACAGACATCTCGGCGTCGTACTTCTTAGTAATGCTCCAGATATCTGAGGCGCCTTCATTTCCGCGTCGGACTCCGTCCATTGGCAGGTCCTGGAGCAGTGAAACTACCTTGTCGCCATCAAAGCAGCAGCCAACAAAGAATCCACCAACCTTTACGGTTTCAGCAAGATTACGTAGCCAGCCGTCAAGCGTTGCGCGGTCCTTGAAGAAGTAGTGGAGCGAGAACATAAGGGAGGCAACGTCAAAGCCGGCAGCTGCCATTCCTCGCATGTCCTGAACATATGGCGGGGCTGTAGGATCTTCCTCGCCCCACAGAGTCCGTAGCATTGATCGGTCAAGGGGCGTCTGACCGGCGGCGCCGTCAGCGTACCGAACCGCCGAATCTGCCTGAACGAAAAGCATACGGGGAACACCTGCGCCGTTCTTAGAGCGCATTAGATACTGAAGGTAACGACGGTAGGCGCCATTTTTATTATCCGTCAAACCGGTTTGTGCAATATCGCAGCCAAGCACCCAGCCGACGCGTGCATTCATCCACTTGTGAATATCGCCGGCTTGACCAACCGACATATCAATCACGGATGCGCCCGCGGTTAACACCTTAGACAACAACAGTTCGTCCTTGACATAGCGATTATGGAATTCAGTAAGCCCGCGAATTTTGTTAAGATCCCGCTGTGGCGCCTTACGCTGGTAGTATGCTAGATTTGTTGTTAATGGTGCTACCCCGCCCATAACCACCTCTTCGGTAATCGCTCCACGGCGAATCATATACTCGGTCACAGGGTCGTGAATCGAGAGCCAAACGTCGTTGGCAACCTTATCACTGTTAAGCGTACCGCCAACAATGCCACGCGTAAAATCTTCAGTCTTATCCCAACGGACGCGAAGTGGGACCCAGCGCCAGCCTGCGGGCGCTTCGGGCTTATAGACCATTTCTACAATTGTACGATTGGTAATGGCGTCTTTCGTCATTTCGCAATAAATGGTATCGTCAAGTGATTCCAGGCTCTGCGCAGCAGGCGCAGCACCGGCGGCATCGGTCGCACCGGCATTCATCGCTACATAGCAGACGGATGCCATAGGGTCTGGAGGAAGTGGCGTGAATTCAACGGGTTTGTAGACACTGCGCGTGCCCTCCTGAAGTGAAGAGGGGTATGGCTTCTTATTAAGAACTGTATCACGCGGGTCAACAAGCGCAGGATCCAGCGACGAACCTACAAAGAGTCGCAGGGTCTTGTAACGGACAATCTGGTTTGTATCTTCGCGCAGCTTGGTATTAATCGCATCTACCATAGTCACTTTCCCCTCGCTATCCTTCTCCTTTTCGGTAACAACTAGGAAATCAACGGAATTCTGGGATGCGGGCTTCCACTTAAGCTGCGCCTCCCACGTATTGATATTCTTGACAAGGGGTGACGTATTGGGCGTGAAGATAAGACCATCGGTATGGTAAGGCGCATCGCGTGCTAAACGGTCCAAGACGGATGCCGCCTCCTTGAAGATGCCAACAGGATCGGTGGGGTCGGTGGGTGTTTGGAAAGTTTTCATATGAATGGAAAGACTGTTCTGCTTGGGAATATTGCTGACCGTATATTCGGCATTGCTGAGTGCGGCAACCGTCTCACGCATAGCCGCTTCACGGCTTACGGCGACGTCCAGTCCGCGAACAATAAAGGGACGCGCAGAAACATCCTCACCGCGCCGTCCATTGAAGATATCAAAGGCGTAATAACGGCTTATTGGCGTATCGGATGCATCACGTGTGACCCACTCACCATCAAGTACGCATCCTGCCCAGTCCGCCACGCTGGCATCATCGACCCGCCGATCGGTGCCGTAAACATTTAACGAGCGATCTACAAGGTAAATTCTCCCATTTTTCGCAACCACCATCAGGCAGCGCAGACCGTCCGCCTTATCGGTAACATTGTAGTCTTCTAACCGAATGTTGGCAGTATCAGCTTCCTTTTCGAGTCCCATATGTGTCTTACGTAGCGTAATAGGTTGAGAGCCAGGAAAGGATCCCTTTTTAGCACCGGTTTGCCCCTCCATCTGGCTCACCACCTGCTGACGTACAGACTCGCGGGTAAGAATATACGACTTTTGAATACCACGCAGCACTGAGACCATACCAAAGATAAGAGCTTTCTTGGTCGCCCCTGAAAGAGCCTCTACCTCCAGCTCGTAATGTGTGGGCTGCTTGACAATGCCGGCATTTGTAAAGGTGGTTGCCTGGATATAATTTCCACGGGTATCTTTGCGATTTTCGCGTACAAAGGATGCGTCGAACTGGAGTCCCTTCCAGTGTAGGGATGTAAAACTGAAACGTTGCATATAACGGAACGATTTAGGCAATGATGCCCAGCGAGTGACCGCATCAACTACACGAGGGTCGTCTTTGGAAAGGGGAATTTCGCGACGAAGTTTGACACGAACACCGTACTCTGGTAGATCGATTTCGCTGGGACCGCGAGCAACCGCCTGCTTCTTATCTTTGAGGATACAGAAGAATGACTTACCCTTGAGTGTATTATCTCGGCAGTACGCTTGTACAGTACCTTCGCCGACAAGAGTGAACCGTAGACCACCGGCAACCATAATGTTAAGTTTAGGCGGCTGTGGGTCCTCTTGTAAACCCATATTGCGTAGATGCTTAATCGCATTCAAGAACGAGGCATAATCGAGCTCCTTGCCATCAGGACGCTTAAATGTCGCTTCAATCTCGGTTTCCGTAGCAGATTCCCACGCTGTCCATAATGTGTCCAGCGCCTGGGATTCGCTAGATTTGAGTTCTAAGGACATACTTCTATTAAGTCTGAGACTTTTTGCTTAAAGCCATCAACTTTTATCTCCACCCTGGTCAGCCCGAGAGTCGGGACTTTAATTTGTATCCGGCAATGGCGGCGATGCGTTCTACCTTCGACCCGGCAACCATTGCCATTCCAAGCTTCTTTCCAACGGATTCGAGTTCCGCCAACGTGAGTTTCTCAAGACTATGGATAACCGATGCTGCCGGCAGAAGCGTCCACGAATTCTTTGTAGCATAGTCGACTAGATCTTTTCCGGTGCGTACTCCACCAATATTCATCATAGCGCCACTATGATGTACATTGTAAAGTCCTTTTACCTCACACGCCCCCTCTCCAATATAGTCGGCAGCAGGATATAGGGTTATCATCTTTGAGTCTTCATCCCAAATAGCAACTTGAATCTGCTTGGCGACACATAGAAAATCTAGAAATGCGGAGACAGATTTATCACTTTTGACAACTTGCCATAGAAAGACAGATTTGGCTTGTTTGAGTTCGTGAAGGTCACCGCCGGATGCGCACCGAGGACGGATAATTGCTTCAAGCATTGTTTTGGTCCAGCCACGAGACCGTCCACCCTGGGACTTATAGAGTTCGTCAATACGTGCTTCGCAGCGAAGGGCTTCATTGATTTCCATTTGGCGCTTACTGGCTTTAGGGGAGTCATTATAGAGAATATCAATGTGCTCAATACCAAATACAATAGGATCAAGGGTATGTTTGAGTATATTGAGTTTTGCTACTTTTGGAACGGGTGCTACAACGGGCATAGTAACAGGTGCAGCAACGGGTGCAGCAACGGGCACAGCAACAGAGCTGGCGACTGCGGAAGCGACTGCGGAAGGCGTATAAATAGGAAAGTGATCAATATCCTTTTGTTCAGGAATCAGAAGTTCCAGCCCACGAACATTATATGTTTGAAACGGATTAGACTTTAAGAAGTCAGATAATTCATTCCAATGAACCATTTATGTATATAAAGTGTCGATTCATTTAGACCCTCCATCAGAGTCACCTACAAGCCCCGACGGGCTAATAAGCCCCGCAGTCCGGGTTAAAGAACTAAGATACATCTCGCGGTCAGCAAGATTCTTGCGATTCGTCTGGGTAAACTTGATAAAAAGTTCAAGGTCATCAAAGACCGGCTGGGCAAGATTACAGCAATTAAAAAACACTCCGTTCAAATTCTCAGAAAACTCGGCGGAATGCTTTTGTAGAATTCGGATAATCTCAATATGCTCAGTCTTTGTTAGACTTTTCAGACTTTCTAAAAATAGCTTGCGTCGCTCATATTCGTCTGGTGATAATGTACCGGGTGTTGTGACTACTGCGTCCGTTGACATATAGTTAATAAGAGCCCAGTGTTTCATCATAATCGTTTTACGCATCCTGCTCCGTCTGATCTTCGTCTACCAGCTTACCGACTGCCATAATGAAAGGAGAATTTGTCTTAATTTCACTACGTTCAAGACGAACCTTAATCATATCACCCTCTTTGATGCCATCAAAGGCGGTGTTGCCAATGTGAATATCACGGGGTACTAGAATACGAATCGCCTCCTCAAAGACGGCGTAGACACCCATCTTTGTGACTTTAATGACCAGTACATTCATCACCATACCACCCTTGGGGTAAAGCACATCGCATTTCATCTTACAGTCATAGACGAAGTTGCCGGTGTAGCGACCGTTTTCGGCGGCACCGGCACTACGGGCAACAAGTTCGATAGAATCGGGCTTAACATATCCGTTTGCGTTACACTTGGATTCGTGGCGTTCCTTGAGTTTCATAACCAGCATATCTTTCACATCATCCGCCTTATGTACGTTATTCATTTCACCAGGCGTCAGTGCTACACGCTCATCTAAGTAAATGGTATGATACATCCCTTTACTTATCTCCTATATGTTTTAGATGTTTCAAATTTTAAGCCGGCACCGCTTGCCCCGCTCGGCTGCCAAGTTAAATTTGAATAAATTTTATAGTATGATTATACTTTAACATATCTTTTACAATTTCATCTGAATATAAACTAGATGATAACAGTACAAAAGGTGAATCAATATTAGTTAATATACTAGGATGATAAACATACAATGGTATTCCATAGACTCTTTGACCAGATTTTAAAGGATCATTATCAAGAAATCCAATAACTTTATTTTGTAAATACGATAAGAGATAGTACATCATTTGACCATAATATCCTGCAGGGGCTATATATATCTTATTATCTGTATGAATAGACTTATAAACTTGTTCGATTGATTGAAAATAATTACCTAATTCTTGTCTTAATGGTGATATAGTAGTCCATTCTATATTTACTGGAATATCCAATCTAAAATGGAAAAATAAAGAATGATCTTTATATAAAAAACTGTTTTTGTAAGAATATCCTATTGATGAAAATAAAGCTTTACAAAAATCTATATCGCAATAAAATGTATGTTCAACATTAATTAATAGCAATACATTCTTTTTTAATAATGATAACATATTCGGTATAGAAATAAATATATCCTTTACCTTTGATTTGTATAATCGGCGAAGAAACTCTCTAGGTTTATATAAATGTTCAAATACGTGTGACATTATAATTGTATCATTGCTTGTATATGTAGCATTTTCAGCATTTTCGTTTTTAAATGTAACGCCTGAGATATCAACACTCATATCACATAAGTCAATTATAGTATAATCAACAGGTGTTACAGATTGTATTTTCCTAGCAAGTATACCAGTTTTACCGCCAATTTCTGTAATTTTACTTCCTGCGTCTATATTATTTAAAATAAAATTTGCAAATTGTGTATGATGTTCCATCCAATTTGGTGTAACAAATGTTTGATTATTATTTTCTTTATATAGCAAATCTGGGTCTTGAAGTGTTAATAACTGAAGGCATGCACAATCATTACATTGTCCAAATTCTAAATCAGCGTATTTATCGGTTTCGATTGGTTTTATAGAATGTCTACATAATGGATAATGCTTAAACTCATATATTTTTGGTATATTTATTCCATCACATATCACACAATTAGTACGATTCATAATTAATTATATTTATTAACTATAAATTATAATTAATAAATTAACGTAACTTTGCTTAGGTCATTTTGACCCCTGCCCGCGCTGAGTCAACGACCGACAAAAACCAGCGCCGCGGTACACCGTCGACAGGCACACCGTGCCGGTCCGCATACCGAAGTATAAACTCCATATACGGGCATATTTGTTTGAGACTCAGGTCACCGGTGTGTTTTAATGGGTCGGTAGAATCGGCACGGAAAGCGGCAACTGCTACTTTGGATGCATCCGCGTTTATCTCCTTTTCGCCCACAGGAAACTGTAGCGAAAGCAGTTTCTGCCGATCTTTACGGTCCTTATCGGACGCCCGTTCCGCCGGAGAATCTGCAAGTAGCATACCAACAATTGGGTCACCAGCAGCGCGGAAAATATCGTGAAGCGCACGAATACGTTTCTCGTGATTTCCAAGGTTACTTGTATTTGCGCACTCAGCGCCCTTTATATCACCTTTCTCCTTATCCACAGTTTTGAATACTATTGTCTTTTGTTTGGAAACCAGGAAACCAAAGTAGGGACCGGTATCTGTTTTACGGTCAATTGGTGCTCCTAGGATAGCATTGACATCGTCCTTAAACACTGCTGTACACTGTGATATAGAACCGCCATACTGGCAATAGGTCTGAATAGCACCAACATCGCCGACCGATAAATTATAGATTACGCAACCGCTAATACGATTTATCTTATCTTTTTGGAACAGTTCAATGCGATGATTTGTTTTTGTAAACATACTTGCGCAGACCTTTTCGTAACCGACCAATTTATCGATGCCGGTCGTTAACCACTTGCGAAAGACCGCAAGTTGTTCTTTATAGGTCCAAAAATTCTCCATAAACCAATGGTACGCAATAGGACGCACATCAGGTAACCGGCGGAAGTAGCGAAATACCCAGCGCCAACCCCCCAGGTTATTTGTTTCAGGAATAGGTCCTGCTAGCTTAGTCTCAAGAATTTGTGTTAAGACTCCGTCCCAATCATGAAGTTTCTTTAAAGCCTCTGATGCAATAGAATCTTCGCTTATTTCGGTGGCGGCAGCCACAACGGCTGGGGCTGCCTCAGGTGCAGCTACCGCAGTACTAGGCAACGGTTCGAGTCCGTCCGTTGATAGGAAGGTGCCACGTGATGGTTCAAATTCGCGGGGCATACGACCATATGCGCGACCGTAGCGGAGCGCCATAGGTATCATAGTATCCGTTACACCCTCAGGCTGGAAGACTATATAATCATTGACAAGTTTTAATGTGCCATAGATTCCATCAGTGCGATGAATACGAACTTTGCCAAGAACATCACGTAGACCAATACGTGCAAACGATTCAGGAATATTATGGTAAAACATTGTAAGTATTTTATCAACTTGTGCTACAGTTTCGGTTTTAAAGTAATTAATGAGAAGTTGTTGGCGTTCCAAAAACATACGGCGGAAATCATACGCGGTTTGAGTACTTTCGTTGGAGCCTAAGTCATCTGCTGTTACAACTCCGCATTTGTACGGCTTACATTCGAATTTGTCTGGCTGCCCAGGAATAGGGTCGCCGATGAAATCACAGAGACTTGTAAAAGGTTCATCCTTAAGAGGAATTGTTTTTTCACGACCAAGTGCGTCTACAATATCACGATCCTTCATATCTTTGAGCAAAACCGCATCTAGATTGAGAACACAATCCCAGGCATATATTTTCATCAAACGGCTAACACGACCTATGGGCTGCGCCTTACGAACGGCAAGGCGATATGCGTACAAATCAGCAGTTTCATATTTGCCCACATCAACGGCGTGTAGATATATGAGACAGTTACGTTTTTCAGGTGGTAGTTCTGTATGCGAACAGAAACGGACTCCACGCCCTTCGATCTGTTCAATGCGATTTAAATGATACCATCCATCGAGCAAATGGATTTGACGAATACATTTCAAGTCGAGTCCTTCGGATGCGATTTGGGAACCAATAATTGCCTTTACCTTGGAGCCGTTCACTTCCTCCATATTTTTGAAGGTTGTAGCATAGCGTAAAAGCCCAGGAAAATTGGGGGAAATGCCCTCATCGGACGTAAGTAATATATAGAATTTAGTTGCCCGTGGAGCCCCTGTCTGAATTAAGAGCGGTGCCGGCGTTCCATCGGCTAATACACGAACCCAGCCACGGAGTTCGAGCGCAATTCCAATTGGTAGAGCGCCCGCAGGAACATAGCGAGAATACACAAAGGAGATACCTTCGCCGCGGTCAATAGAATCAACAATTGCCGCAATCTTAGGTGCATAGGTTTTTAGCCCTTCAGGTCCAAAGATATCTTGGACAGTTAACAGATCGGTCTCTGCCTCTGATGCCTCTTGTGCCCAGCGATACTGTTTCACCTTTACACTACGAATAACGGATATACTTTCTTTAAAGTAACTACGCCATCCATCGCGACCGTAAGTACCATTCTTATAATATATATTTCCCATTTGCATTGTGCGATCAAGGATAAAATCGCTGATTTCGGCGCCACGATTCGATTCATCGACTGCTTGTGTATGGTACTTTTTCAAATATCCGCGTAGATTATCACCCGCCCAAGTGCCGCCAATTTTATGAATCACTAGTGGCAGACGTTTCATAATATTTTTATCATTGCCACCCCACGAAACTCGTCCTACAAGCTCCTTCTTACCTTTCTTCATTTCTTTGCGCGCAATACTACGAGTAGGATATTCTGTGTCAATAAATGTATTACTATTACTTTCCTCAGGTGTAAGGCGAATAGGGAAGGTATTTGGATTCTCGCCGCGCATATAGCTCACGTAGCGTTTGATAAGACGACTCAGCAACTCTACTCCACCGTCTTTGAATTGCCCATCCGCCTGAAACACTTGTGATACGTCCAGTCGTAAGGAATCATCCTTTGTATCATTTAACGTCAATAGATTTAGTAAGAATACAATTTCGGGCGCAGTATTGTACATAGGTGTAGCCGTCATTAGCATAACACGAAGTCCGTCGGCAACACGTAATATATCTTGTAGAACAGGGGTAAGACGCTTTCCTTCGGCGCGCTCCGTTAACCTTACGCGATCCGGTTCATCCGCTATTGCCCCTTCAGCCGCCGCTTCATCGCCAGGATCCGCATCGCGAAGATTATGTGCTTCATCAATAATGAGTAAGTGGTCGGCGAAAAGTTCCCGCATAATAGCAATTTTACGATCATCGCGTGCTACACCGGTAATTGCATCAGGTATCTCCTTGAAATGTTTGAGAACCCAGTTAGCAAATGCTAGATATCCCATAATTTTATAACGAGACTTAACAAGTTTATCAACTTCTTTGGCGATTTCATCTTTATTACGATTGTGTGCCATATCTGCCAAGCGAACATATGTCATACCGGTACATTGTGGGGATTTCCAGAGTTCTTTCGTAAGCGCGTATTCTTCAGGGGTCGTAGGAACAAGGCGATTTATGTCGAAGATTGTACGGCGAAATCCTTCGGCAATCGCTTGAGGCGCAATAATATAGACTTTGTTGTACGGCATTGTTTCTAAGAACGTTTCGGCGACCGTTACTGCAGAACAGGTCTTGCCGACACCGACACCGTGATACACTAATGTACCATTGTAAGGAGTATCAGGATGTAGAAAACGTGCTACAAGTCGCTGGATAGAGGTGGTAGTAAATTCACCGGCAGCGCGCTGGCAACTATCTTCGGCAACGGGCTCAGAACGAAGTTCGTAGAATTCGGTTTTTTTGGCAAGGCGTGCGGCAAAGTTAGGATCGGATACATCGGGATACAAGCCGTATGCTTGATCACGTTGCTCTATCCATTCTTGCGGTCGAGGAATTACAAGTTTACGGGTAAGAAGTTCATTTAGCAGTCCATCGCGAACACGATTATCAATGGGTCCCTTGAGTATTGTTCCGTAATTATCATTAAGAACATTTTCTACCGATTCGCTATCATCGCGCCAATATTTCTCGGCGTAGGTTTGAAGTTTATCGTTGTCCCACGTTTTGATATCTTCGGCAATGAGTCTAGCCATAGGTTCGGCATTCTGCTGAACTTGTGGATCTATAGTTGGCGCCGTCGCCATTCTCTCTGTTTGTAGGGCGAATTTAAATCGTTTACCACCACGAACGCCAACGCTTTCTGGCAGCAGCAGCGGGAGCGTTATTCTTCTTTGTAGTATTGTTTGCTGGCTTGTTATTTGGCTTGGCGTTGTTTGCCGGCGCCTTATTTGGCTTGGCGTTGTTCTTCTTTGTAGTATTGTTTGCCGGTTTATTGTTAGCGGCAGTGGAGGCATTACCAGTTAGATTCTTGCGCGCATTGACAAAGACATTGATCTTATTTACGTAATTTACAGCGGACTTTGAATTCTTATGGTTCTTAATAATCTTATTGTGCTCCTCTAAAAATGTGGCGGTCGCTTTCCAGACAGACTTATCCGGGTCATTGTTGCTCAAACTGTTTAATCCTTTTTTGATAGCAGGAACTACTTTATTTAACTGCTTGGCAGCTTTATTCAGACTGGCATTGTTCGCCTTATTTACAGGCTCATTCTTATTCGTATTATTGCCATTGGCAGGCTTATTGCTATTGGCAGGCTTATTGCCATTGGCAGGCTTGTTGTTTGCCGTGTTCTTCTTATTGCCATTGGCAGGCTTGTTGTTTGCTGTGTTCTTCTTATTGCCATTGGCAGGCTTGTTGTTTGCCGTGTTCTTCTTATTGCCATTCGCAGTTTTGTTGGCATTCGCAGTCTTGTTGGCATTCGCAGTCTTGTTGGCATTCGCAGGTTTGTTCTTCTTAGTATTATTCGGCTTGGCGTTATTGGGCATCTTACTAATAACGCAGAAATTTTACTTGGTCTCCCATTCAAGTGCCGTGGTTATTTTTGCCCGTAGATCGCCTTCTGTTATACGCCGATGAAGTTCGGTCATAACCGCACGCTTCTGTATATTGGATTCGCGTATATGAGCCATTGCTGCATCAAATGTAAACCAACTAATATCACCAATTTCTCGTTTCATAATATGATTATTCGGCTGAATGCTTGCGATTATATTGGTTTTACAGCAAGCTACAAAATAAGTCTGTTTGTAAGGAATATTATTTGTACCGGTATATTCTTCAATAAGTGATGGTTCGTCTAAAAGATGAATAAATTTTGCGGAAATGCCAGTTTCCTCCTTAAATTCACGCAACGCACATTGTTGTTCTTTCTCTCCAACAGCACGACGTCCTTTAGGAAATCCCCATTCGGCATCCGTAAAGGTACCAGTTGCAGTTTCAATATATTGAGTAAGTGTCTTTCCACTACGGTCACCGGTCGCTTTTAGATTTTCAAAATTACGACGAGCATTTTCAAACTCTGTTCGGAACTGTCGGGTATTCTGCGCATTCCAAAGATCGGACCATAGTTTTTCAAATGGTTTTACAAGCAGTCGTCCACGTTCTTCAACAGTCATTCCATTAATGAGCAAATGAATATAATCGATTTTATCCATCTTATATTTTCCTCTTAAGAATTCCACATAGCATAGGGAATCACGGCGACGAACAAGAAGATAGTAAGGCGTATTTTCCATGAATTTTACAGCACATATACCAAACGACATTACCGGTGCTGTACAATCCCGGAATGTATGACCAAATTTACCACAATTTACGCACTCCATTAGATTGGCGGTCCAACTTTTTTCGGATAATCAAACCCACAAAAATAGTAGAGTACAGGAGAATGTCTTTGCCTGAAAATATGAAAGGTGCTCCGCCCACAAGGGCGGAGGATTTTCCACCAATTGGTATGGGACCGGCAGTGTGGGGTCCTATATTTTGGAAAATGATGCATATTGTGACAATTGGATATTCGCATTTTCCAACGGAGGAGGAGCAGCGCGCTGCTATTAACTTCTTCGAATCACTACAATATATGATACCGTGTCCGATATGTAAGGAGCATTATAAAGCAAATCTAGCAAAATCCCCTGTGTCCAATGTTGTAGATAGCAAGGAAAAACTTATACGTTGGCTATTTGATATGCATAATACAATTAATGAACAATTAGGAAAGCCTACGATCACTTGGCGTACGTTTGTATATTCTATGATAAATCTGGCAGTGTTGCCAAAATTTTCGTTTGAAAATGCTACAAAACCCCAAGAGGGACGTTCGTTGGTTGATACACAATCGTTGCTATATTTGGTAGCAGGGATTGGGTTGGGAATAGGAGGTTTTCTAGCGTATAAGCATTACGCTAAGTAGTTAAAATCGGCACCCATCAAGCATTGCAATTTCGTCATCGGGTTCAAAGGTGAACCAGTTGAGGAGAAATGCCAGAATACGATTTTCAAACGGTGCACCAATAATGGGAATGAGTGCATAGAATCGCGGGCGCTTCTTCTGGTACGCCCAGCGCCACAAGAGTACATAGGGTATCACAACGAAGAAGAAGACGGCTCCGTATATAGCGTACAACAACCGGTAAGGCCAATCGCGATAGACGTTGAGATTTGTGGCTAATGAGGAACCAAATATGGCAAGAGCTATCCAGAAGAAAATACGTAATACTTTTTTTACTACTTCATAGGTACGATTGAACAAGCGCTTTGTACTAAAGGTTGCTCGTTCGGCAGCCGCTTCCATAGCGGCGCAGGTCATAACAGGAATAAATGTAGGTTTCTGAGCGGCGATTCGTTCAGCATCTGTAGACTTTGGATCAATCTTATCAATTAATGTAGCATCGTCTGTGTAAATATAAAAACCATCTGGAAATTGTAATATTCCTGTAACATCGGTGCGTTTTTGACACTCTGCCTTTGCGGCATTTAATGTTTTAAACTGATATTTTTTATAATCTTTTACAGCCATCTTCAAATAAGTGTCAAAGATGTCACTTTTAAAGAAATTCGTCGGACCAAGTTGAATTAATGTACCGAAACACATATTTCCGCTAATATCGGCATCGCTAACGTCCTGTTTGGCACCACTAATATCGGAGCCACTTATATCTTTAGCTTTATCTTTAGCAGCGGCTTCTTCCTGTTTTTTCTGCGCAGCGTACGCTTCGGCGTCGGGATTATATGTAGCAGCATGGATCTGGTACATAATAGTATTTTGTAATTGACTCAAAAGTTGACTCATTCCCTATTGATTACAAGTAATGTTATTTATGAAAATGCCCGCAACTTTACGGCGCAAGAATTCCAGAACTGAGCGGCGTCATTTTCCGCCCATCATGCGGGGAAACAACGCCGGCAGGCAAGGCATTTGCGCTCTGAAGTTCACAGTCTTGCTGGGAGTTAAATACACGGGTACGATCACAAGATGCCGCTGAAGGGACCTTGACACAGTAGCGACCGGTGAGATCTTCACCGACGAAACACCAGGCGACCGGTGGCGGCGAAGGTGATGATGCTTGAGGTGGTGCCTCAGCGGCAACGGCAGGCGGAGCTGAAAGTTGAAATCCACTTGGTACTTCACGTAACTTCCCATTTATATCCAAAGATGGAGAACTTTGGAAGGAGCTTATCCAATCCCATATACCGCCGCTAGTTTTAGCTCGATCAGACCACCACGGACTTTCGTGTAATCTATAATACTTAACTGCGAATATAACCCCGACACAAAGTACAGCAATGACAATGATGCCGCCAAGAATTGTCAATGCTGATACTGTAGGAGTAAATCCTATATTTGTGTTTTCAGCAAGAAAATTCGTAGACGTATTTGCCGACATAATCCTCTAAGTATATGTGCGTCTTTTAGTGCTTAAGAATTATCCTTACCCCGATTAGATATGCCGGGCGGCTTACTGTCATTAGTTTGCTACGGAAACGAGAATATTATTCTTAATGGAAATCCTCAAACAACGTACTTTTATAAGTCGTTTGAGCGTTACACGCATTTTTCGCAGGAGCCAATTCAGGTACCGATGGATGGTCCAAACTTGCTGCTTACAGATGCGCCGATTCTTCTCAAGACAAAAATCCCTCGCCAGGGCGATCTGTTGAGTGATTTAGTATTACGAATCAATCTGCCGGATATTTTTAGCAAGGCGTATTTGCGCCCCGCTGGGTCATCCTTTAGTATTGACCGACAGTACGAGTTTGCGTGGGTTCGCCAGATTGGTGTTCGTATGATTGATACAATTACCTTTACAATCGGTGGTCAGATTATACAACAGTTTAATAGTGATTGGATTTCCGCCCGTGCAATGCTTGATTATGATGGCGATGTTTACAATAAGTGGCGTGTAATGGTGGGTGATGTACCGGAATGTTTTGACCCCGCCAACGGTATTTATGCGGATCCGACGGTTCCAATGGGACAAGGATATCCAAATGTGATCAGCTGGCGCGGCACGTCAAATAATCCGCTTCCGACGCAAAATAATTCAGCATCAATTCCTGGTCGTATTTTACGTATACCCCTGGGTCTATGGTTTAGCGATTTCCCTGAAAACGCCCTACCTCTTGTAGGTCTTCAATATCATGACTGTGAGGTGACGATTCAATTACGTCCTATTCGCGACTTATATACTACGCTTGATTTGTCAGGAGCACGGGTACGCCCTGGAGTTCAGACTCTTGCGCCGAATTATTTGCCAAACGGAACATCGGTTGATCGCTATACTCAGATTTGGAATCAAAAACTATACGGAAATATTCCATTAAATATGACAAATTTATACGGCGGAAACGCTGATTTGAGTGGTTCTATGAAGTATTTTTTGACGGATATTTCGGGCGCTGTTCCGTTAGTCGATGGCTGGCCACTTAACGCAACCCTAGAGGCAACATATACCTTTTTACAAGATGATGTCCGTCTTATGTTTACGACCAAGACTCTACGTTATAACGTCCGCCAAGTTCAAGCGTTCACTTTCTATGGAATTTCCACAAGGAATACATATAGATTAGATGTACATAATATAGCAACTCGACTTGTTTTCTTTGCACGGCGCAGTGATGCTATTACTTATCGCAATCAAAGTACAAATCTTACCAACTGGATGTATACATTAGGTTCACAGCGTCCTTTTGTAACGCCAACTCCGGCAGCAACTGCCTATCCAAATAATACAACAAGTGGTCCGATTGGTCGTACAGGCATTAATCTTCCAGGCATTCAGCGTGAGATTTTGCTTAATACATTTTTTACAGCAAATGGCAATGCATTATTTGACAGTGAAGACAATGATTATTTCCAGAAATATGTACCGTTCCGTTATATGGAAGGTAATTCGGTGTCGGTCCAAGCTCTTGGAGACGCCACACAATACGAAATGTGGCCTATAAATGCTTATAGTTTCTCATTGAACGGTTCGTCCGTCCAACAGCCTTCAGGCACTCTTAATACAAGCCGTATTGATCGGTTGGAGATGGATGTAGATGTTGCACCGATTCCTTATCTTGCTGGTTATACGTACAATCTCTATACGTTTGTTGAAACGTTGAATTTCTTGGAGATCAGTGCTGGTTTGGGTGGTCTCAAGTTTGCACGCTAAAGCGTGCGCTACTAGCGTTTGTGCTCGCTAAAGCGTGCACTACTAGCGTTTGCGCCCGCTAAAGCGTGCACCAATTTTTATACGAATTCATCAATGAATTCATATAAAAAACTAAAATCCGCCGATTTTAATACTTGTTGACCCACCAGTCGTCCCAGAAGTAGGGGGGTTGCTGGCTGTTTGTATCCGCAGCGGATGTAACAATATCCATACTGGCACGCTCGCGGTATAGCGAATCGATGTGCGCATAGTTGAGTGCATAGGCAAAATACTTAAGGCGGCTTACCATTCCTTTCATCGCTCCAGAGACCTTGTAATCGGCAAACAGTTTGGGGTCGTACCCAGCCTTGTTAGGAAAGTGTAAGTTCTTCATTATATACAGTGCACCTGTGTTGAGCTTGGGAACGGTTGTAAGTTTCATACGAACGGCAATATTACCGTTGACATAGACGTCGAGATTAACACCCTTGAGCATAATCACAAGATGGAACCACTTGCCAACTGGGATGTTTGGGACCGATACATAGTTGTCCCACTTATTGATAGTATTCATATAGATGCGTAGTGTGTTCTTATCACTTTCAACAAATACAGCCGGCGCTAGATTAGGAAAACCACTATCGTTACCCTTGTGGAAGACGTGTTTTAGAGTACCGGGTGCGTTGTTTCCTCCAGTATTTACACAGTTATCATCCGAGGAGCCAGATGCCTGAAATGTATCTGGGTGAATGAATAAGAACATAGAATATGAGAAAGCAGAGCCCTGCTGCTCATCGCGACTGTTATATAGTATAGGATATCCTGTATTAGGTCCCTGTGGGATAGTTATACTGGTAGCGGTTGTATTATTAAACAAAACTACAGCTTGGCGATCCATCTTTTTCAAAAAAGAGTTCACCTGTTCAATCAAGGACATAACAACTTGTAGTCCAATCATTGTAAGAATGACAATAGTAAGTTGGGATACTAAGCCATTTCCTGATAAAAATCCACTCACAGATTCCATTTCCTCTATTTATAATCGGTTTTATAAATGGAGAATTCATAAATATGAATTTATAGGTAGTGTTCCCAACTGTTACCATTGTTGTAGTTGAGTTTTATACCGATCTTATTGAAGAGAGAACGTATTATGCTGGTGCTTCCCTGGGGACCCTCCTGGTATAAACCATAGATGCGGTCCGGGGTGAGAGCAAGACCAGAGAAGAATACGCTATTTAGGAATCCGTTGAAGCCGCCCGCAATAGAAGGGATTACATACTGGTTGCCGCTGCCTGGTGCCGAGCCGACAACTGGACCCGGAAGAACGCAGGAGCGGTTGAGCTTGCCATCGTAGTATACATCAAGGACACGACCGCTGACGACGCACGTGAAATTCAGCCAGCGCTGCATATCTACATCATTAATATCGCACATAGGCGTGTAACCATCGGTGTTAAGAGTCTGCTGCGCAGTTGCCGCACTTGTAGCATTAGATAGGAAATGTGTAATCCAGGTGAGCTGGTCGGAGCCAACACCGCGTGTATGGAAACGAATGCCAAGCATATTTTTTGTAGGGTAAAGGAACGATGTCATTACGTAGGCGGCACTTGCCTTAAGGGCGGGGTTGCTTACGTGGGGGTCTGAAATGGCAAGAACCGGCTTAATAACTCCCATCTTGGCAGAATCCCAAGTGCTGATGTACATCCACCAGCTGATTGTAAAGTCGGCACCCTCTATAATGCGCAGGTTCGGGTTAGGAATAAAGTTCGGATCCTTCTTCTTAGTATCATCGTAGTTCAGGCAGTACTTTGCAGGGGCAGATCCCTTCTTATTTACTGGGATAAGAGCACTTGACTTATTTCCTGGAATACCGTATACACTATTGGTCATTTTAACCTGGATAACATAGCGCTCCGTTTCAGAACCCCCCGTTAGGTAGGCATAAATCATGTAGCAAATAATAACAAGAGCTAACAGATATACAATATTGTATACAACTCGAGGGCTTTCGTAGAAAAACAATCTTGTTCGGTTGTATGCATTCATTAGACTCATACTTCTTCTAACCTAGAGCATTAAAATCTTCAGGCGTATTCGTAATCCACATACTCTATTCCAGTGTTAGCCTCATCTCCTTTTCCATTGTTCGGGCAAAACCCTGCTTGGCATAGTAATTTATATAGTTCGTGCCAGAAGCTCTTAAATGTAGGCGCTCCATCCGGGATATTTGGTTTACCTCGTAGGTCGGTTACACGTTTATAGTTTTCCCGTAATTCTTTCTCTGTAAGACGGCGTGGCCAAGCCTGTATCATACCAGCTTGCCCCCAGAAATCCGGAGACGTTTCAAGAAGTACACCTGTAGGATTTGTCCATGTAACGTTATCAAGTATGAGCGATGTTGCGTGATGTCCATTCAAATAAATATCAATAGAACGTCCCTCAACTGCTATTGTAATTTGATTCCATCGAGAATTCATAACATTTTCAATTTCTGCGTAAGGTGGTGATGTAAGACTATTATTCATTGACATCGGCATAAGTGGATTGAGCCTTAGCAGTGCCGCTTGATGTACGGGATCCAGGACAAACTCACCGACACCGAGGAGTTTCAAGAGGGGTTTGAACCTATAATCACCTTTGGGACCAGCAAAGGGTATACGTTCATCGTTGACCTTGTCCATATAAATGAAGAAACTAAATGTAAAATTACTTTTTAAAGACTGTATAAGCTGCGCTTGCGTTAATACAGATTTCAAATTGGAACCAGCGGATGAATCGTTTTCGGACGCTATTCCATTGAGGACAAACGGACCAAGTACAGTGGTCTCGTCCGATTTTGGCATAAAATAAAGTACATAGATTACACCCGCGGCAATTATGACAAGGATAAGTATAAGAAATATCAATCGGGGATTCATTCCTCTTATACTGTAAGTATGTTTTTAACGATTTATTTTTCATTTAGAACCGTTCACCCAATCTTCCACCCGATTGGTAATTGTATCTAACGATGGCATAAGCGATGGATCGGTGGAAGCACCACAAGTCTTTGCCGCAGGCTGGAATGGCGGGAAGGGCATAGGGCAGAAGTTGGAAAGCATTTCACTACTAATGGAAAACGGCCAGACATATAGATTTTGTATAGCGGCTTCAGCAGGGGCTTTTCCACAAAGACCGTAGAGATTGTTTTCAACTGTCTTGGGCTCGCCGGCAAGCACCTTTGTAGTCTCTAGTTTACAGTTAAGATCAACTTCAAGCACCTGATTATGGACGTTTACTGTAAGACGGAGCGGCTTCTCGACCGGAATATCCGAAATACGCGCCGACTCGCGGTAGACATCGCCGGTTTTTGACATCGTATCCACAAACACAATGATATCATTTGTGTTGGGATCTAAAAATATACCGGGATTAAGGCGTTTTGGTAGCCCATAGGGTGGTAATCGTGGCGAACCCGCGGGGGTCACGCTACCACTCATATCGGTATATAGTTCGCCACTGCCACGGTGGAAGATATGACGATAGGGTCCTTCTATATTTGTAATATTACGGGTGTTTGCTAAGAGTAAATCAAAATGATATGTGTATTTGTTGTTCATATTGTCAGGTAGTAAGTCGGCGGAGATCATCAAATTCTTAACGCCACCGTCGCCGTTCTTCCAAAATAAATGAGAATCGTCAAGCGCCTTAAATCGTTGCGGGCGAATATCGAGCGATTTTAGGGAAAACTTATAACCCGTCAGCAATAGGTAAATAAGAATTACAACTGCGATAAGTAATCCATAAAGGATGTAATTGCCCATACCTCCACCGCTATTGGCTGTCAATCGGCGTGTGTTACTTATGACAGTACGCGCGGCATTTGTACCGGGCATATTTTCGAATAACGAAGCCATTCGCACTTCCTACTTCCTACTTAGAAATAAGACTAGAGTGTAAGTCCTTTATAAAAATCTCGTATATCTTTATTGCGAACAAAGTTATTGAGTTTTAGACCCGTTTGACGTATAAGTTTGTTACCGTCTGTTCGAAGTTTGCTTTTATTGAAGGTATTACCATCGTGCGCAACAACAAGCATCACTTTGAGCGGATCTAGCTGAACTAGAGGCACCGAATACTTTCGGGTAAACTCAATTTCTTCGGCATAGGCGCGCGATTCGTCGCAACGATTTGCACGAACGTATGCCTTTGTATACGCCATTGTGCCGAAGGTGCCGTGGTGTGCTCCGTAGGGACCAGTTTCCCAAATTGAGCCGTCATCAGGAAAGAAGACGTGGTTGCGCGTAGAACCGGCAAGATCTGCCTTACGTGAAACAAGTGTCATTACTGCGTGATTGACGCGGTCCGGCGTATAGTAGTCGTCATCGTCCATACAGACTAATATCTCGCCGCGCGCGGCATCGTGAAGACGGTTGCGCTTGGCACCGATACTCAACTTCATGTCTGACCGTATATATTGGATATTCATTGTTTGAAATTCAGGCTCAAGTAGATCCTTAATAGGGTCTGAACCATCATCAAAGACTACCCATTCCATACGCTCTTTAGGGTAGGTTTGGTCCTTAATAGCAGCAATTAGATAGGGTAGAAACTTACGCCGATTGTACGTAGGGGTTAGAATTGAGACAAACGGCTTTGTTGTCGATTTGACAAGTTTACCTGGCCATTCGGCAGCAGCAGAAGACATCTTACTTATACTACAGGTCTGTCCATTTAGACCCAGATTCTTAATTCGAAGACTATGCGAATTACATCTAAAGATCCTTTACCATTCTGTTATAAATGGCAAATAATAAAGCGGTTGTTCTTTCACAACCGTGGGGCGGGCTTGGCGATAATTTACAATTTAGCACGCTGCCTGAATTATATTCAAAACTAGGATATAAATTTTATATATCAAAGAAAAATGCGCATAGAAATAAAGAAATATACGATCTTGTTTGGGGACTGAATCCTTATGTTGAAGGTTTATCAGATATGGAACCAAATGTTGGAGAATGTCGAGGATTTGAAGATATAACCGCCGATTTTATAACAAATATAGAGTTAAAGAATGGGCTTAAAAATGGTTATCGAAAATATCCTGTAATTTATTATAAACCTAAATTCATCTCTGAACTATCGAATTGTTTATTATATGATCTGACCTCTATATCTATGTATCCTGAAGATAAACCTATTAAATTATCATTTGAAAGTATATTTAATAAATATCCTGAACTACCCGTTAAAAAAATAGTATTTGAGGCGATTCCAAATAGAGATATACCATCTTTTCAGCATAATACATATGTAATTAAATCAATATACGATTTATGCGACGCTATTTATTCGTGTAAAGTATTTCTATGTTTACGCTCTGGAGCATCTGTCTTAGCATCGGCTATTAAAGGGGATGGTTCAAGTCCAGAAATTTATACATTTCACGATCCCTGGTATAATAATCAGATATCGTATACATTTAAAAATAATAATCATTTGGAGTTTGTTAAAGAGGAGACTCCGACGAAGTATGTTTATCTAGGAATACCGTATATCAAATAATGCGGTTCAGTCTAAAAATTCATTTAATATATATAAATTAAATGAATTTTATTGTTATAGGTGACTGTATTCTTGACCATAATATTTATACAATTGTTCAGACTCCTAAACGTATAGATTATAATACAGAATATAATATAATTCGCGAGGAATACAAACTTGGAGCTTGCGGAAATTTAGTTACAAATCTTCAGTCATTGGGCGCAAATAAGGTATTTTTATTTAGCGCTATTGGTGATGATATGGCTGGACGGCAAATGAGTGAAATGGCAAATTCATTAAATATTGGTAATTTCTTGAAAACTGTCCCTTCTTATAATACTACAGTAAAACACCGATATTATCATGATAATAAATGTATTTTCCAAACTGCCAATCATATTAATAAAGAATTACTTTTGCCGATTTCGCTCTGTGATGAAATTGAACAGGTTCTTATACATACAAAGATAGATTGTATAGTTATATGCGAATCTGAAAAGAGTTCGATAGGTTTGCTTTCTATTCCACATTGTCAGCAAATTATTGCGCTAGCAACAAAATATAATGTACCTACAATGGTTGACCCCAAAGAGGATATTCATAAATATAGAGGATGTACAATTATAAAACCAAATCGCGACGAAGCATACGCATTAATGAATATGTCAAACGATACTTCACTTATGGATGTTCATAATGCGATTCTTCAACAGCTTCAATGTAAGTATTCGTATATAACACTTTCGGAACAAGGAATTAGTATTTATGATGGAAAAGATGAAATACGTGATAAATGCCACGATGAGTTAATAGTTGTGGATCCAATTGGGGCTGGTGATATTATTACAAGTATTACCGCACTGTTATTCAATAAGGTTGATATGAAATTTGGTGCGCATATTGCTGTAAATATGGCATCGAAATCCGTTGAAAAAACGGGAGTTGTTACTGTATCAAATCGTGATGTTATAAATTTTTGTTTTACATCAAAACATATTCAATTCAATGATTTAACGATGCTTCGAACAATATTTCATAATAAAAAGATTGGTATAACAACAGGCTGTTTTGACTTGCTCCACAATGGACATATTTTATCATTGGGGTGGTGTAAGGAAAACTGTGATATACTTGTAGTCTGTTTAAATTCCGATGAATCCATTCAACATTTAAAAGGCAAACAGCGTCCTATACAATCTATAGATAGGCGTTTGTCGGCACTTACAGCACTAGATATTGTAGATTACGTTATTGTATTTGATCAACCAACTGCCATTGAAATTATTAAAACGTTAAAACCTAATATATTAATGAAGGGCGGCGATTATAGAGATAGACATATGCTTGAGTCAGATTTTGTGGATACAACACTTATAGGACCCTATCTGGATGGTGTATCTACAACAAATATTATTAAAAATATGTAAGTCGTCCTTTATCAATTTTACATACCGTCACAGTTTGCCAATAAATCATTTAAAATATTCAGTGGTTTAAACCCCGCTAACAAAAAAGCCCTAGATAAGCATGTCCATTATTTCGCGCCGAAAGCTTTGGTCTTTTTTTGAAGCCTTATACAGCCAGGAATTAAATGAGAATTCGGCAAAGGCAACAACACCAGAGTGGCTAAAAACCCCGCTACTACTACATCAGCAGTCAGCACTTGCGGCAGCTCTTCGATTAGAAACGGCTAAGACAAATGGGCTTACAGTGGATGCTATTGCGGGCGAATCGGTCGGCGGCAAACTTTATACGTCCTATGGTATTTTAGGTGACCGTGTAGGATCTGGTAAGTCTCTTACGGCGCTGTCTTTAGTCAAAATGCCACCGCCAAGTTCGCTTTATAATGAATATATTATAAGGGGAAACTCTATTTTGGGCGATGGGCGGGATGTAGGACTTTTACGAGTCAAAGATCAGACAACTGTTGCTACAGGGCTCAAACTAAAGCCTCTCAATACCTCCCTTTTTATTATTCCCCACGCGCTTATAGGACAATGGGAAACGTATGTCGCTAATGATACGACGCTTAAGTGCTGTTTCGTGAAGAAGCGGAAAGACGCTGAGTCACCTACCTTGTTAGAAACAATAGAACAGTACGATGCGCTTTTTATCTCTTCAACAATGTGGAATTCCTTTCGTACAACACATCATCCACGAAACATTCTTTGGAAACGAGTATTTATAGACGAGGCGGACAGTATTTCTATTGCAACCGACTGGGACGATATTAATGGTCTTTTCTATTGGTTTATTTCGGCAAGCTGGTTGAATCTGGTATTTGCGGGCGGAGCGTATTTTAATGTGCTGAGTGCCTACACACCGCCAGATGAAACTCCACCGTATGTTATTGAACGGGTGAAGAAACTACAGAATAATCACTATTTACAGATCCCTGGTTGCCGTCACGTCAACATAGTGCGAAGGATGTGTGGTATATCGGCGAATCATTCTACGGTGGCAATTAATGCGGCGGTCAGCCAAAGCGCCCGTCTTATTGTCCATTCGTCCGAGACGTATATTCAGACAAGTTTTACAATGCCGACCACAACAACGCGTAAGATTATTTGCGCAACGCCTACAAATATTCGTGTACTGGATAGTTTCATTTCACAAGAGATGATGGAGCGGCTAAATGCGGGCGATGTGACGGGCGCTTTGGAAAGTCTTGGAATGAATTCGTATACGGAAACTGATATTGCGAACGCAGTAACTGCATCTATTCAGAAGGAACTTCATAATG